CCGCATTATGGGCGTTGGCCTCAACACGATTTTACGTCACTTAAAAAACTCAGGCCGCAGTCGGTAACCTCGCGCATACAGCCGGGCAGTGACGTCATCGTCTGCGCGGAAATGGACGAACAGTGGGGCTATGTCGGGGCTAAATCGCGCCAGCGCTGGCTGTTTTACGCGTATGACAGTCTCCGGAAGACGGTTGTTGCGCACGTATTCGGTGAACGCACTATGGCGACGCTGGGGCGTCTTATGAGCCTGCTGTCACCCTTTGACGTGGTGATATGGATGACGGATGGCTGGCCGCTGTATGAATCCCGCCTGAAGGGAAAGCTGCACGTAATCAGCAAGCGATATACGCAGCGAATTGAGCGGCATAACCTGAATCTGAGGCAGCACCTGGCACGGCTGGGACGGAAGTCGCTGTCGTTCTCAAAATCGGTGGAGCTGCATGACAAAGTCATCGGGCATTATCTGAACATAAAACACTATCAATAAGTTGGAGTCATTACCGTACTCGCCATGAAGCTCTTTCATGGCGATTTTTTATTCTTAATCCAAGAACATACTCCCTACCTATAGCAAAATCACTTTTTTAACAAAAGAATAACGTATTTAGGTAATCATTACGAATTTACCCTATAGGTGCTACTGGCCATTCAATATCCGGTGCAGTTGATGTATCAACACGGTTCAGCAACACCCGATACTTTTTCCAGGCTTCCAGCAACAAGGTTTCTTCCTCCGTTGCGATTTCCAGATCCACAGCATCCTGAAGCGGCGCTATATGCTCACTGGCTACCTGCATCAGGCTGTTTTTTGTTTCTTCCGCCTCCCGGATCCGGAACAGTTTTTCTGCTTCCGTATCCTTCACCCAGGCTGTGCCGTTCCACTTCTGAAACTCCCCTCCCGGCGATAACCAGGTAACATTTTCCGGTAACGGACCGAGTTCAGAAATAAATAACGCATCGCCGGAAGCCACGTCATAAACCGTTTTACCCCGATGATCTTCAACGAGATGCCACGATGACTCATCACTGTTGAAAACAGCCACGAAGCCAGCCGGAATATCTGGCGGTGCAATATCGGTACTGTTTGCTGGCAGACCTGTATGAGGCGGAATATATGCGTCACCTTCACCAATAAATTCATTAGTTCCGGCCAGCAGATTATAAATTTTTATGGTCCGTGCTTGTTCACTCATTCTGAATGCCATTATGCAAGCCTCACAATATAGTTAAATGCGATGTTTTTGACGGTGTTTTCCGCGTTACCAGCAGCGTTAACGGTGATGGTGTGTCCATGTGAGCCAATCGCAACGGAGTGCGTATGAGCACCAATACCGACAGTATGTGCGTGTGCGCCTGCGCTTGCAGCAGTGCCGGACAGCGAGTGGGTATGAGCACCATCTGATGATGTCTTCCCTGCATTACGAGTCTGGCCACTACCGCTTGTTGTGCTCATAATCCCCGCGCTTAGATTTGAAATCGCGGTATAACCATTAGGGAAAATGCTCGTGTTCGTGCCACCAAATGCACCGGAACTCTTGTGTTGGTGCGCACCGGCACTATTTGCAGTCCCGCTAATACTATGGGTATGCGCCCCGGTGTTATTCGTGGATTTGGTTCCGTAATCAAACGACGATGTGTTTTTCGTCCCCAAATCCGTACTGGATGCGCTGGCGCTGTGGGTGTGCGATTTAATGCCGTCCTGTTCCTGAGACAATACGGCACGACCACTGGCGGGTTTGCCCTTAATCGTCCAGCCACGCATATCAGGGATCACGCCTGACGGATAAGCGGCTGCAAGTTTCGGGTATGCAGATTTGTCAAAAGTCTGCCCTTGCATCAGGGCATAGCCAGACGGAACGGTATCTGATGGCCACGGGATTGGTGCGCCAGGCGGATAAAACTGCTCTGATGGCGTATAGAGTGAATAAACTGTACCGTCCGTTAACCCTTCCGGCTTATTAGCAGAATATGCTGGTGACGTATGAATCGTCACGCTGGCATTACTGGTATAATCCCATTGAATATTTACACCAGTCGCATAATTTCCGATTGCAACGTAAATATCGTAAGTATCACCAGATGTATTGACCCAGGCAAAATTTGTAAACCCTGTCGATGTGCGCTGCCATAAAGCACCAGTAATCCCCTTCGGATTACCATTACCTGCACGCAAAACAAGTTCAGATATACCTGCCTGTTGAGGTGACCCCACGTTAAATCCCGCGCCACCAATCAACGTAATTGAAACAACAGAACTCGCCTGTGGCATGGTTACCGTTGCTAATTTGAACCAACCAGCACCACCGCTGAATGACATTGTTGTTGAGTTAAGCGTACCAATATCTTTCGGCGTCAGTGTTATATCCGCTGAAAGCGCCTTACCATTCACCTTACGGGCAGAAGGTACCCGCCATCGCATACGCGCTGAACCATTCATTCACGCGCACAGACGGCCCCGCCATTACGCTGAACCAGCGGTTACGAACGGAATCTTCATGCCAGCGGATATCGCTGTAACGGGTCAGCTGGCGATTCTTGTCTCCTGCATAGCTGAATGACGTCACCAGCCCCAGTGTGTCCGTAAACTCATAACGGTATTTCACGTTAATCCCGTTCAGATCATCGCTGCCGGGAACGTTCGTCGAGGCATGAAGATACCCCGCGCTCAGCGTGGACTGATGTTCAGATGCCCATGCAGGCGCACCGGATACGGCCAGACAAATGGCTGCGGAAAAAATGGCGGCATAAAGTTTACGCATAATTACCTCTCGCTTTTCTGCAATAAAAAAGGCACCATTTCTGGTGCCCTTATATGGGTTATAACAATTTCAACGAATACTGATGCCGGAAGCGGCTTTTTTGGTCACAATCACCGTACAGTCGGTGATATTACCTGCCCGCTGATTGCCTTTATGGAAAACCTTAAACTCCAGAGTGACGCTTCCCCTGCCACTCGGCATATCAATAACCGCACTGTAGCTACCGGGAATGGCCCCTTTAGTTTCTCTGGATGCGATTAATACACCGTTTTTGCGAACTTCAAAACCATAACCCGTGTATCTTGTACCTCCCGGGTTATTACCACTTCCCGGATCGCTATACGCTATTCCGTTAAAGATAATGGGCGGAATAATGATTTGACGGTCAAAGTTATGATCATCGCTGATGGTGACTGTAACCGTCCCGTTTGGTGTTTCCGTATTACCCCACGTACCAGCCTGTTTCGGGAATGATTTGGATACAGCTTTAACGAAGTCACCTCTGACCTGAGTCGCCTCCAGCATGCCCTTAATCGTACAGTTTTCATTTACCGTGACATTGTTGAGCGTCCCGGCGTTCGCATTCACACTGCCACTGATATCCGCATTTTTAGCGGTCAGCTTTCCGTCTGATGTCAGGGAAAATGCCGGTGGATTTCCACCACTGGTAATGGTCGGGGCCGTCAGGCGCTTCAGGAACACGTCGTTCATAAATATCTGATTGCCCTGCGCCACAAACATCGGCGTTTCATTCCCGTTTGCCGGGTCAATAAACGCGATACGGTTAGCGGCAACCAGAAACTGGCTCAGCTTGCCTTCTTCCGTGTCCTCCATGCTGAGGCCAATACCCGCGACATAATGTTTGCCGTCTTTGGTCTGCTCAATTTTGACGCCCCACATGGCATTCCACTTATCGTTAGCGTCCTGCCACTCTTTCGAAAACTCCTCCAGTTTGCTGGCGTTATCCTCCGTCAGCTCGACTTTTTCCAGCAGCTCCTTGCCGAGATGGGATTCGGTTATCAGTTCATCCAGCGCGGCTGCTTTGTTCATGGCTTTGATGATATCCCGTTTCAGGAAATCAACATGTCGGTTTTCCAGTTCCGGAAAACGCCGCTGCACCGACAGGGGGATCCCGTCGAGAATACTGGCAATTTCACCTGCGATCCGCGACAGCACGAAAGTACAGAATGCGGTTTCCACCACTTCAGCTGAGTCTCTGGCATTCTTCAGTTCCTGTGCGTCGGCCTGCGCACGCGTAAGTCGATGGCGTTCGTACTCAATAGTCCCTGGCTGGAGATCTGCCTCGCTGGCCTGGCGCAGTTCTTCAACCTCCCGGCGCAGCTTTTCGTTCTCAATTTCAGCATCCCTTTCGGCATACCATTTTATAACGGCGGCAGAGTCATAAAGCACCTCATTACCCTTGCCACCGCCTCGCAGAACGGGCATTCCCTGTTCCTGCCAGTTCTGAATGGTACGGATACTCGCACCGAAAATGTCAGCCAGCTGCTTTTTGTTGACTTCCATTGTTCATTCCACGGCCAAAAACAGAGAAAGGAAACGACAAAGGCCAAAAAGCCCGCTTTCAGCACCTGTCGTTTCCTTTCTTTTCAGGGGGTATTTTAAATAAAAACATTAAGTTACGACGAAGAAGAACGGAAACACCTTAAACCGGAAAATTTTCATAAATAGCGAAAACCCGCGAGGTCGCCGCCCCGTAACCTGTCGGATCGCCGGAAAGGACCCGTTGGCCGTTCTGGTCTACTTCGTAATGGGATTTAATAGCTGAACGACAAAAGTCTTGCGACCACAGTCACACAGACCTGAATACACGTCCTGTTTCTTCCACCCCCGCACAGGACTGGCGAGCATGAGGGACACCCCCGCGAACCATAAACGCGGTAAAAACCCGGTGTGCATCGTTTTTGATTATTCCCGCACACTCACGCAGAAGGAATTCCCCGTCGGGCTACGGTCATGGTTAATGCGGGAATACGGCGACGATACAGCGCAGCTAAAAGGGTAATGGACAGATAGAGCGGTTTATTTCATTCCACAGGATTCTGAGTGCCCCCCTCCTCCAATAGGCTGAGCATCCACCTATATAGTTTTAATTTTCATCAATCCATTTAACTATCGTTTAATTGTTGTCACATAGGATTCTGCCGTTTTTAACAATGCAGGATAATAAGATGAAAAAAATGTTGTTTTCTGCCGCTCTGGCAATGCTTATTACAGGATGTGCTCAACAGACGTTTACTGTTGGAAACAAACCGACAGCAGTAACACCAAAGGAAACCATCACCCATCATTTCTTCGTTTCGGGAATTGGACAGGAGAAAACTGTTGATGCAGCCCAAATTTGTGGCGGCGCAGAAAATGTTGTTAAAACAGAAACCCAGCAAACATTCGTAAATGGATTTCTCGGTTTTATTACTTTAGGCATTTATACTCCGCTGGAAGCGCGTGTGTATTGCTCACAATAATTGCATGAGTTGCCCATCGATATGGGCAGCTCTATCTGCACTGCTCATTAATATACTTCTGGGTTCCTTCCAGTTGTTTTTGCATAGTGATCAGCCTCTCTCTGAGGGTGAAATAATCCCGTTCAGCGGTGTCTGCCAGTCGGGGGGAGGCTGCATTATCCACGCCGGAGGCGGTGGTGGCTTCACGCACTGACTGACAGACTGCTTTGATGTGCAACCGACGACGACCAGCGGCAACATCATCACGCAGAGCATCATTTTCAGCTTTCGCATCAGCTAACTCCTTCGTGTATTTTGCATCGAGCGCAGCAACATCACGCTGACGCATCTGCATGTCAGTAATTGCCGCGTTCGCCAGCTTCAGTTCTCTGGCATTTTTGTCGCGCTGGGCTTTGTAGGTAATGGCGTTATCACGGTAATGATTAACAGCCCATGACAGGCAGACGATGATGCAGATAACCAGAGCGGAGATAATCGCGGTTACTCTGTTCATTGCTGACCCCACAAACAGATTTCACGCTCAATCTCACGACGAGTCATGAGACCTTTCCATTGCTTACCGCCAGCATATGTCCAGCGACGTAGCTGATCACATGCGCCTTTGATATCGCCCTGGTTTATTTTGCGAAGAAGCGTCGATGTTCTGAAATTGCCAGCACCCACGTTGTAAACGAATGAGTAAAGAGCGCCGCGCGTTGTTTCCGGTATATCGACTTTGATGTACGGGTTAATTTGTCTGGCGACAGTGGCAAGGTCTTTATTCAAGAGTGCTTTGCATTCTGCTTTGGTATACGTTTTACCGAGCATGATGTCTTTTCCTGTATGCCCGTGACATACAGTCCATACACCAACAATATCTTTATATGGTATGTAGCTGACACCTTCCAGACCATCGTCACCACTCGGACCAGTGATGAGCACAGACGCTATGGCAACAGCCCCACCACCAATAGCAGCTGCTACAGCCTTGCGTAATGATGGCGACATTATTCACCTCTCGCAGCCTTACGCTTATCTTCTTTAATCTTGAAATAAAGGTTTGTCAGGTACGTCAGCAGGCCAAATACCAGGCTACCCAGCACTCCAATTGCCGCCCACTGTGAGGGCGTGACTTTATCTAGCAGCTGTAAAAACCAGTACCCGGCACTACCTGCTGAGGTGCCATAGGCGACACCCGTTGTTAACTTATCCATGGATTTCATAACCCCACCTCGCAGACAAAGCGGGTGTAAATTGAGGGAATACTACGAAACGTAACAGACTCGGAGTCAGTGAATAACTCAGGTATTGGGTTATCAGCTAATATCGAGACTCAAAAAATGGAAAAACCCGCTCGACGGCGGGTTTAAGCTGTGTGACGAAGTAACCACTCTTAACAGCATAACCAATTTTTTACGTACGTAAACCACTAAATGATATTTGCGAGAATGCTACCGAGTATTGAAAACACCACTACAAATACATAAGCAAATCTCAACAAATAACCAACAAATAATTTCCAGTGTTATTTTTAGCCGATTTAAATTGAACCTTCAAATTATAGAGCACTTATAAATAACAGCCGTTAATATAAATTGGCTAATAGATTTATTTTTATTCAGCCAAGAGCTATGAATAGGATTCGATAGAAAAAAGTTCAGATAAAAATAGAGATCTACTTCACAAATCAAACGAGAAACCAAAACTTACATCTTGAAATAATCACATTGATTAGATGAATATTTATCGCGCAGTGACATCATTTTTTAATAATAGTTCAAAAAAAAGGGCTCACGATGAAAAAATTAACAGTGGCAATTTCTGCTGTAGCTGCATCAGTACTGATGGCGATGTCTGCTCAGGCAGCTGAAATTTATAATAAAGACAGTAACAAGCTGGATCTGTACGGGAAAGTTAATGCTAAGCACTACTTCTCCTCTAATGATGCAGATGATGGTGATACTACTTATGCCCGTCTTGGCTTCAAAGGTGAAACCCAAATCAACGATCAACTGACTGGTTTCGGTCAGTGGGAATATGAATTCAAAGGCAACCGCGCTGAATCTCAAGGTTCCTCCAAAGACAAAACCCGTCTTGCATTTGCAGGCCTGAAATTCGGTGACTACGGCTCAATCGATTACGGCCGTAACTACGGTGTAGCATACGACATCGGTGCGTGGACTGACGTTCTGCCAGAATTCGGTGGCGATACCTGGACCCAAACAGATGTGTTCATGACTGGTCGCACCACTGGTGTTGCAACTTATCGTAACAACGACTTCTTTGGTCTGGTTGATGGTCTGAACTTTGCTGCTCAGTATCAGGGTAAAAATGACCGCACTGACGTAACTGAAGCTAATGGTGATGGTTTCGGTTTCTCCACTACTTATGAGTATGAAGGATTCGGTGTAGGTGCAACCTATGCTAAATCTGACCGCACTAATAATCAGGTTATCTACGGTAACAACAGCCTGAATGCATCTGGTCAAAATGCTGAAGTATGGGCAGCTGGTCTGAAATATGATGCGAACAACATCTATCTGGCTACCACCTATTCTGAAACCCAGAACATGACTGTTTTTGGTAATAACCATATTGCCAACAAAGCACAAAACTTCGAAGTAGTTGCACAATATCAGTTCGACTTCGGTCTGCGTCCGTCCGTTGCTTACCTGCAATCTAAAGGAAAAGACTTGGGTGCGTGGGGTGATCAGGACCTGGTTGAATATATTGATGTAGGTGCAACCTATTACTTCAACAAAAATATGTCCACTTTTGTTGATTACAAAATCAACCTGATTGATAAGAGCGATTTCACGAAAGCATCTGGCGTTGCTACCGATGATATCGTTGCTGTAGGTATGGTTTACCAGTTCTAATTTGATTACTAAAAGATATGTTGTGGGAGGCTTTGCCTCCCCAACATATAAGTGGCTCCCTCAAGCCACTTCCTTTAGAAGCACAACCTTGCTTCTAACTATATAAACCTTCTGTTATATATTACCCTTTATTTTTGGGGGCGTTTCAACGCCCCATTTTTAATAATTTTTAGTAAACAATTGGCATATTAATTAGAGTTATTAACAACGATATCCATCTCTAACCGGATATCTAATGCCATTAACATCCCTTCAATTATGCCCTCAGCCTTCTGTAACCTTTTCCCGATATAACCATCAGAGCAGCAATGCTTACCTGCCAGTGACATGAATGTCATACCGACTACATAATAATCTACTAATAAATCGTGCAAATCGCTGTTGTTCTTTTTCAGACGGGCCATGCACCCGCAAATGATCATCGCGTCATCGTCACAACATTGCGGGCGAGATTTTACTTTTGAAGTAATTAATCCCTTAAAACCGGCGGCAATGGACGACCAGGTCACATCTTCATGATTATTAGCCGCCCACGCTCCCCAACGCTCAAGAACCATCTGAATATCACGCATCAACTTACTCCACAAAAATCAGACCAGAACGCCAATTACAAGCAAAAATCAACGAAACAGTATTAGTTGATTGTTATCTCTGACTTCATACTCCTGCTCCTGTCAGGGTTTTGGCGTAATTCTTCAGTATTCGGTAATCGGTCAAAACAGAACCGGGGAAACGATATAAGCGCAGACGCCCCCAGCGGTGGCGAAGAAGTTCTGCCATATAAAACTCAAACATCATTCATCTCCCAGTTCAGTGATGGTCAGCTCCAGCTTTCCACCTTTGACAACCGGCATCTTCACAACGCGGTAATCAACGACCTGAGCATCATCCAGCCAGAAACCTGCTTTAGTGAGTGCGTCAAAAGCGGCTTTTTGCAGATTATCCAGGTCACGGCGACGGCGATCCGGCATGTGGCACTCAATGCGGATTTTCACAGGCATAGCCAGGCCGATATCCAGCATTGCGTTTTTAATGATTCGGGCGACGTTATCGCGGTATGCCTGCCCCTCTGCGCTGACGTGCGTGCGCCCGCGATTATGGCGGTAATAGCGATTATTGCTCGGAGGCCAGGGTAATGTGATGCTGTAGGTATTCACGCCTTAATAACCCCCTCTTTCAGCCAGATAACCTGTGTTCTCGCCATACCTTCCAGCGCGCATTCTTTTGCATATCCAGCGTCAACAAAATGCGTGCGGCGGTCGATTTCGTCGTGGCAGGCAGAACATGCAATGGTGGCAATCAGGTCTGGCGGTTTCGTACCGGTGCCGCACAATCCAGTCAGCCGGATATGTGCCAGTACAGACGTTTCAGGGTTGCCATTACATACGCCAGGGATTCTTACCTGGCATTCCCGACCACGCGCTGCTTTTCTCAAATCAGCCATGATTCCTCCTTGCTGCCAGTCGCAACCATTTTTTATCAACCAGGCTGGCGGTATATCCGAGCAGTGTTGGTATTTCGGATGGTTTCAGCTCAGGCTTACGCTTACGACGATTTGGTACTCTGTAGATGTGTCCGTTCATGACACGAATAAGCGGTGTAGCCATTACGCCTCCTGCTTGTCGCGCAGCAGCTGGAACTCGCAGCTCTGCGGAATAGTCAGGTGGCAGCCAATATTCATCGCCCAGGCTTCAACCTTACACAGGAAGACATACATCTCTCCGGTATCAAGATTGGAGGTATGACGTAATGACTGAATGGTGGTGATTTCACCGGTTACGACATCAACCAGTTCTTTGGTTTCATAACCGAGATAAGTGTGTTTGAGAGCATCTTTTACCCAAGCTGGAGTGGCGAACGTTTTACCCCTGCTGATGAGGTATTCACTGATTTCGCTGTACCACATGTGGCTGAGTGCATTCTGGGAAAGACTGCGTCTCTCGCGCCACGGTTTAAGCACCATACGAAAGCATTTGCCGTCCTCCAGATAAGGCTGGATCTGCCGACCGATAGCGGTGAAGTTACCGCGATGCAATTTGATACCATCTTGTGGGAGGTTCACGCTTCACCTCCGCAGAGATCAAACGCTGGATGCAAAATATCGCAGGTGCATTTCTGCATCTGTGAATGGAGAAGAGAGGTTGGATTGTATGTGCGCATAAACGTCCCCGTTTAGCGCAGAAGTCACCGGAGTTGTTCAGGCTCCGATTACTTAATTATGGCAAGTTGATTATCGCAAATCAAAGGTTTTAATTGTGCTTTATTCTTTCAAGCGTTTCCTTCATACCAAAGCCTATAAAGTTTTTCTTCTTCGTTTGGGTTAATAGGCTCACCATGTTTTAATTTTTCAGTGTACAAAATTGTTGAACAAATCGCGGAAGTTAATCCAGTGATCGCCATCTGCCGCAGATCGGATTTTTGTGTCCCCCCCAACAGACGATCTCCCATCCATGTAATAATTGTATCCATGCTTCAGCCCTTCTTAGTAAATAGTGTGTAGGGCGACTGAAGGACCGAGTTTATGCTTTTTCGCATTGCTTTCAGTTAGTAGACCGGTATCGCACCGGAAACAATCCTACGGCAAATTGGTTGTCTGACCTCTCGGTTTTTCGTGCATTAACCGATACCCACTACAGTCTCGGCGAAAGCTGCACACCCCCAAGGTGTACTGGTAGCACTCGGCACAGCCTAGCGCGCCACTTTCTTCTCACTATCCAGTCTAATTTTATCCCCTAGTCAGACACTCAGATGTAGTGCTCCGCAGCGGCATGCGGGGGAATACAAAAACTCGGACAAAATTGGGCCCTCCTTTTTGAATTACTCGCGGGGATGTAGTTATTAATACATGGGAAAAGATCTGTTTTCAAATCCAACATTATATGGTTTCAATACCACGGGGTGGCTATGTGGCTATGTGTTTCTCATTATTATTTACAATCTACTGTAATCGCTCCGAACGCAAATGCGTCAATACTCGAATCAACTGATCATCCTGCCACGACTGAAATCTCAAATAGGCCGTTTCTCAAGTAAGAGATTTTGAATGCATTATTGGCTACTGAAATAAAAAACCCAGCGCCAACTGGGTTCATATGAAATTTTTTTGTCATTTCCAATTGCAAGACTGTGAAATTTTTTCCACAACCTTATCAATCTCAGACAAGTCAAACTCAACTACTTGCATAGTTGATCCATAAGGTTCAAACCCAAAAATAGCTTTTTTATGCTTAGCCAAGGTCTTTATAAATTGTATTGGTTGTGGAGCAAATGCAGAATCACCGCCTTCCCCACCTCCCCAAACACTCTTGACCGGCTTTCCGCCATCTAACCGCACTGTAATTCTTGGGTTGTCCGAACCCATATAATCATTGAATGATAAATAGGCATCTGTTTTGTTATCACTACAACGCAACACCAGTGAAGTTGCACGATCAGTACCTGCTTTGTTATATGAATCTGGTGATAAATTAAGAGCCACAAAGTCAGTCTGGTCAGTCATTTTATTTATCTCAGACTTTGTTATCCACGGCCCTAACTTCTCTACACCAGCATTTGCTGTAAACGAGGCACTTATAACAAAGGCTAAAATAAATTTTCTCATAACCCTATCTCCTTGGATTCAAAGAACTAAATATTATCAAGTCTCTTGCCACTAGAAAACCCACTTTATTTCCAAACTCTGATGGCATTCCTTAAAATCCGCTTCATACTCACTTGCCCCGCCCTATCATCCTGAGTAGCTAACCGTTAAACAAACGTTCGCCAGACCTTACCATCAATGACCAGGATTCCTGCCCGCGCCATTTTTGCCGCAGCCTGATTTATGCTGGTTAATGTCACACCTGTTGTCACAGCAACGTCCGGCGCACAGAAGCTCTTGTGCGTCTCCAGATAATGAATAATTGCCTCTTTGCCCGTCATACACTTGCTCCTTTCAGCCCAAACTTCGCTTTGATTTCTGCGATCTTCGCCAGAGCCTGAACACGATTAAGCGGTCTCCCGCCCATAACAGGAAGTTGTTTTACTGGTTCAGGTATCGCCTCACCACGGTTAATTCGCGCTGTCATACAGGCCAGTTCATCGGCAGCCTTGCGCCGTAATTCCGCATCAGTCAGCGCATTGGCCCGCATGTTCTGATACAGGTTGGTAACCAGCCAGTAGTGCGCGTTTGATTTCCACGGATAAGACTCTGCATCCGGATACAGGCCACGTTTCCGGCAATACTCGTAAACCATATCAACCAGCTCGCTGGCGTTTGGCAGCCCGGCGGTAACGGATGCTTCTTCCCGGCACCAGGCAACAAACTGCCCGGGTGATGGCAGGAATGGTCGATTCTGCCGACGGGCTACGCGCATTCCTGCGTTAACCTGTTCCATCGTGGTGATCCCGTTTTCCCGGAAAGCCAGAACCCACTGGCGGCGGATTTCGTTCAGTTCGTTCTGGTCCCGGTTAGCCAGGCTCGCCGGGAAAGTTGCCAGTAACTGGCTGAACACACCATTGATGATCTGCGCTACCTGTTGTACCTGCGGCTTTTCGTCGTACTGTTCCGGCATGTTGTTGGCGATCCGGCGCATCTGCTCACGGTCAAAGTTAACCATCTGTGCGGCGATGTTTTTCATAAATCCACCCCGTAAATCCAGTCAGTGTTTGTCAGGTCGAGTTTTGATTTTCCGGCTGTCACGCCAGCCTGTTGCTTGTTACGGTTGATTTCGAGTTGGGTCCACTTGTCGCGGAGTTTGGCCGGACTTAGCACGTTACCGGACCAGAAGTTGTCCTGGCATGCCCAGCGGAACAGCACGCACATGTCGCGGTGGTTACGGCCGTCACGTTCACGCATCAGACGGATATCGTTAGCCCACCCTGCAAAATTCGGTTTCCTGAAACAGAAAGCCACTGAGCAGAAGGTGGCAGCATGACACCGGACATTATCCTGCAGCGTACCGGGATCGACGTGAGAGCTGTCGAACAGGGGGATGATGCATGGCACAAATTACGGCTCGGCGTCATCACCGCTTCAGAAGTTCACAACGTGATAGCAAAGCCCCGATCAGGAAAGAAGTGGCCTGACATGAAAATGTCCTACTTCCACACCCTGCTAGCTGAGGTTTGCACCGGTGTGGCTCCGGAAGTTAACGCTAAAGCGCTGGCCTGGGGAAAACAGTACGAGAACGACGCCAGAACCCTGTTTGAGTTCACTTCCGGCGTAAATGTTATTGAATCCCCGATCATCTATCGCGACGAAAGTATGCGCACCGCCTGCTCTCCCGATGGTTTATGCAGTGACGGCAATGGCCTTGAGCTGAAATGCCCGTTTACCTCCCGGGATTTCATGAAATTCCGGCTCGGTGGTTTCGAGGCCATAAAGTCGGCTTACATGGCCCAGGTGCAGTACAGCATGTGGGTGACGCGAAAAGATGCCTGGTACTTTGCCAACTATGACCCGCGTATGAAGCGTGAAGGACTGCATTATGTCGTGGTTGAGCGGGATGAAAAGTACATGGCGAGTTTTGACGAGATGGTGCCGGAGTTCATCGAAAAAATGGACGAGGCACTGGCTGAAATTGGTTTTGTATTTGGGGAGCAATGGCGATGACGCATCCTCACGATAATATCCGGGTAGGCGCAATCACTTTCGTCTACTCCGTTACAAAGCGAGGCTGGGTATTTCCCGGCCTTTCTGTTATCCGAAATCCCCTGAAAGCACAGCGGCTGGCTGAGGAGATAAATAATAAACGGGGGGGGGCTGTATGCACAAAGCATCTCCCGTTGAGTTAAGAACGAGTATCGAGATGGCACATAGCCTCGCTCAAATTGGAGTCAGGTTTGTGCCAATACCAGTAGAAACAGACGAAGAATTTCATACGTTAGCCGCATCCCTTTCACAAAAGCTGGAAATGATGGTGGCGAAAGCAGAAGCAGATGAGAGAGACCAGGTATGACAACCACTGAATGCATTTTCCTGGCAGCGGGCTTCATATTCTGTGTGCTTATGCTTGCCGACATGGGGCTTGTTCAGTGACACCTCAGCAAGAAAACGCCCTTCGCAGCATTGCCCGTCAGGCTAATTCTGAAATCAAAAAAGCCAGACAGCAGTTTCCGGATAAAAACGTCGATGACATTTGCCGTAGCGTACTGAAGAAGCACCGCGAAACGGTAACGCTGATGGGATTCACACCGACTCATTTAAGCCTGGCGATCGGCATGTTAAACGGCGTCTTTAAGGAACGGTGAGCATGAAAAACAAAATCATCATGGAGCTACAGGCTCCTTTTTTATTATTCGCATTCACCCTCAAGCGTATTAACCAACAATTCAGGGATTAATGAAAGATGGCAGACATCATTGATTCAGCATCAGAAATTGAAGAATTACAGCGCAACACAGCAATAAAAATGCGCCGCCTGAACCACCAGGCTATATCTGCCACTCATTGTTGTGAGTGTGGCGATCCGATAGATGAACGAAGACGCTTGGCCGTTCAGGGTTGTCGGACTTGTGCAAGTTGCCAGGAGGATCTGGAACTTATCAGTAAACAGAGAGGTTCGAAGTGAGCGAAATTAACTCTCAGGCACTGCGTGAAGCGGCAGAGCAGGCAATGCATGACGACTGGGGATTTGACGCAGACCTTTTCCATGAATTGGTAACACCATCGATTGTGCTGGAACTGCTGGATGAACGGGAAAGAAACCAGCAATACATCAAACGCCGCGACCAGGAGAACGAGGATATTGCGCTAACGGTAGGGAAGCTGCGTGTTGAGCTGGAAGGCAAAGACAGGCGCATTACTGAGGTGACAATGTGGATTAAGCGACTGAGTTCCTCTCTCAAAAACGCCAAACCAGACAGCAAGTTGCCGGATGACGCCATGATCTGGCTAAATAATGAAGGACTTACCAGTATAGAGGATATTTTACGATGAGCACTTTTACCAAAGAATGGCTACAAAATACGATTACCAGTATTGAGTCAGCACGAGATGAAATGCCATTCGGACTCGACAACGATCAAGCACACATGCTTACAGCATTTAAAATCGCTCTCGCCTCACTGGAACGCGAACAGATTCGCCACGAGCATGCCAAATGGTCTGACTCCACATTTGGCTGCGTTGGCCCCATTGGTCCGCTGAAACATCTCTCAAAAGAGGCACTGGAAGCCGCAGCCGAACCAGACGATCTTAGCGAGTGGGCTGATATGCAGTTTCTGTTGTGGGATGCACAGCGCCGTGCTGGTATCAGTGATGCTGAAATTACCGCTGCTATGGAAAATAAATTGAAGATCAACATGGAACGCCAGTGGCCTGAACCAAAAGATGGTGAGCCTCGCTTGCACATTAAAGAACGCGGCAACTCTCCGGTAACTCCGGGTGGTTGGATAAGCTGTAGTGATCGAATGCCGGAAGACACCAAAATGTTACTGGCATTTAGTCAAGGTGAAATCGTGGCCGCATATTGGAACTGGGTTGTAAATCCAATTGATTACAAAAAATATAGAGCTTTCACGTATTTATCAGGAAATATCTTGGATGACGTAACTCACTGGATGCCGCTACCAGAGCCTCCACTTTGAAAGCGAAGCTTATACATATCTTTTACATCAGCAATCTATTGTTAATCTCCAATCAATGTTACGTTGTCATCTCACTCATGCTTTGGAGGTAGTGATATGTCTTGTCCAAAATGCGGTTCTGGAAATATTGCAAAAGAAAAAACAATGCGTGGATGGTCTGGTGATTATGTGTGCTGCGATTGCGGATACAACGACTCTAAAGACGCATTTGGAGAGCGTGGTAAAAACAAGTTTGTCAAAATTAATAAAGAACGCGAAGGCAACGAAAAAAGCTAATTTATTTATTCATATATGAAAACAATGTAACCAATATTCGAATTGAAGAACTGAAAGAACACCAAGCCGCCTGATGGCGGTTTTTTCTTGCGTGTAATTGCGGAGACTTTGCGATGTACTTGACACTTCAGGAGTGGAACGCACGCCAACGACGCCCAAGAAGCCTTGAAACAGTTCGTCGATGGGTACGCGAGTGCAGGATATTCCCTCCTCCGGTTAAGGATGGAAGAGAATATCTGTTCCACGAATCAGCGGTAAAGGTTGACTTAAATCGACCAGTAACAGGTAGCCTTTTGAAGAGGATCAGAAATGGGAAGAAGGCGAAGTCATGAGCGCCGGGATTTACCCCCTAACCTTTATATAAGAAACAATGGATATTACTGCTACAGGGACCCAAGGACGGGTAAAGAGTTTGGATTAGGCCGAGACAGGCGAATCGCAATCACTGAAGCTATACAGGCCAACATTGAGTTATTTTCAGGACACAAACACAAGCCTCTGACAGCGAGAATCAACAGTGATAATTCCGTTACGTTACATTCATGGCTTGATCGCTACGAAAAAATCCTGGCCAGCAGAGGAATCAAGCAGAAGACACTCATAAATTACATGAGCAAAATTAAAGCAATAAGGAGGGGTCTGCCTGATGCTCCACTTGAAGACATCACCACAAAAGAAATTGCGGCAATGCTCAATGGATACATAGACGAGGGCAAGGCGGCGTCAGCCAAGTTAATCAGATCAACACTGAGCGATGCATTCCGAGAGGCAATAGCTGAAGGCCATATAACAACAAACCCTGTCGCTGCCACTCGCGCAGCAAAATCAGAGGTAAGGAGATCAAGACTTACGGCTGACGAATACCTGAAAATTTATCAAGCAGCAGAATCATCACCATGTTGGCTCAGACTTGCAATGGAACTGGCTGTTGTTACCGGGCAACGAGTTGGTGATTTATGCGAAATGAAGTGGTCTGATATCGTAGATGGATATCTTTATGTCGAGCAAAGCAAAACAGGCGTAAAAATTGCCATCCCAACAACATTGCATGTTGATGCTCTCGGGATATCAATGAAGGAAACACTTGATAAATGCAAAGAGATTCTTGGCGGAGAAACCATAATTGCATCTACTCGTCGTGAACCGCTTTCATCCGGCACAGTATCAAGGTATTTTATGCGCGCACGAAAAGCATCAGGTCTTTCCTTCGAAGGGGATCCGCCTACCTTTCACGAGTTGCGCAGTTTGTCTGCAAGACTCTATGAGAAGCAGATAAGCGATAAGTTTGCTCAACATCTTCTCGGGCATAAGTCGGACACCATGGCATCACAGTATCGTGATGACAGAGGCAGGGAGTGGGACAAAATTGAAATCAAATAATGATTTTATTTTGACTGATAGTGACCTGTTCGTTGCAACAAATTGATAAGCAATGCTTTTTTATAATGCCAACTTAGTATAAAAAAGCAGGCTTCAACGGATTCATTTTTCTATTTCATAGCCCGGAGCAACCTGTGAACACATTTTCAGTTTCCCGTCTGGCGCTGGCATTGGCTTTTGGCGTGACGCTGACCGCCTGTAGCTCAACCCCGCCCGATCAACGTCCTTCTGATCAAACCGCGCCTGGTACCTCTTCTCGCCCGATTCTGTCGGCAAAAGAAGCGCAGAATTTCGATGCTCAACACTATTTTGCATCCCTGACACCAGGTGCTGCAGCGTGGAATCCTTCCCCGATTACCCTGCCTGCGCAACCTGACTTTGTTGTCGGCCCGGCGGGCACTCAAGGTGTAACGCATACCACGATTCAGGCGGCGGTAGATGCGGCAATTATCAAGCGTACCAACAAGCGCCAGTATATTGCCGTGATGCCTGGTGAGTATCAGGGAACGGTATATGTCCCTGCCGCTCCGGGTGGAATTACTCTGTACGGTACAGGTGAAAAACCGATTGATGTGAAGATTGGGCTTTCCCTTGATGGTGGCATGAGCCCTGCCGACTGGCGTCACGACGTCAACCCGCGCGGCAAATATATGCCAGGTAAACCAGCGTGGTATATGTACGATAGCTGCCAGAGCAAACGCAGCGACAGTATCGGTGTTCTCTGCTCTGCGGTCTTCTGGTCACAAAACAATGGCCTGCAACTGCAAAATCTGACCATCGAAAACACGCTGGGCGATAGCGTAGATGCAGGTAACCATCCGGCGGTGGCACTGCGTACTGATGGTGACCAGGTACAGATTAACAACGTTAACATTCTCGGTCGTCAGAACACCTTCTTTGTCACCAACAGCGGTGTGCAGAACCGTCTGGAAACAAATCGTCAGCCGCGTACGCTGGTGACCAACAGCTACATTGAAGGGGATGTGGATATCGTTTCTGGTCGCGGCGCAGTGGTGTTCGATAACACCGAATTCCGCGTGGTGAACTCACGTACTCAGCAAGAAGCGTATGTGTTTGCACCGGCTACGCTGTCCAACATTTACTACGGTTTCCTCGCCGTAAACAGCCGTTTCAATGCTTTCGGTGATGGTGTGGCGCAACTGGGCCGCTCGCTGGATGTTGATGCCAATACCAACGGTCAGGTGGTGATCCGTGATAGCGCCATCAACGAAGGTTTTAACACGGCTAAACCGTGGGCCGATGCGGTGATCTCTAATCGTCCGTTTGCGGGTAATACCGGCAGCGTAGATGATAACGACGAAATACAGCGCAATCTGAATGACACTAACTACAACCGCATGTGGGAATACAATAACCGCGGCGTGGGTAGTAAAGTGGTTGCAGAGGCGAAGAAGTAA